GGGTTTCTCTTTCACCGACAAACGAGACGATTAGTTATGACTAAGGCCAAGCCGGTAGCAAAACGGGCACTCAAGGTCGTATCAGGCTCAATCAGGACGGAATCGGATTTAGATACCGCCGTGGAGCCAGTAAAGTCTCTAATCGGCTCACCTACGCCAAGAATTCACTCAAAGCTCAACGATTTACCCTCAAAAGGCGATGAGATGATCGCATTCGCTGAGTCAGTCGGCATCCAGCTCATGCCATGGCAAAAATTTGTAATCCATCACGCACATAAAGTCAAGGCTGATCAGCGTTGGCAGCATTCGGAGATTTGCATTGTGGCAGCTCGGCAACAAGGTAAGTCCACGCTGCTATTGGTCAGGGCATTGGCTGGATTGTTTCTATGGAATGAGCCGTTGCAGATTTCATCAGCTCACCGGCTTTCGACAGCTTTGGAATTGTTCCGGCAGATCGTCAAGGTTATTGAGACAAATGAGTCGCTCAAGAAACAAATCCAAGTTATTCGATGGGCACATGGGTCAGAGGAAATTGTGACGATTACCGGTAATCGCTACATGGTCAAAGCATCCAACAGCGCGGCGCGTGGAATTTCTAGGCCAGAGGTTGTGTATATGGATGAGCTTTCAGAGATGAAGGATTTAGATGGGTTCGCTAGTTTGCGCTATACCATGATGGCATCGAAGAATCCCCAAGTTTGGACGTTTTCGACAGCCGGTGATCAAACCTCAGTGGTACTTAATCAGCTACGCGAAAGAGGCATGGCCGCAGCTGTTGGCGGCACGGATCAGATTTGTTATTTGGAATGGTCAGGCTATACCGATGACATCCACGATGAAAAGAATTGGGTGGCAAGCAATCCAGCATTGGGCCATACAGTCCATGAGGATAATATCCGCGCCATTCTTAACGATCCACCACACGTTGTCCAACAGGAAGTCTTGTGCCGCTGGATTCATCAAAAGGATGCAGTCATACCGGCAATTTCATGGCAAGAATGTGCCGATGAGTCTGTACAGCTTGATCCAGAGAAAACAACATGGTTTGGCCTTGATTTATCGCCGGATCGTAGAGCAGGCGCATTAGTCGCGGCCCAAAAGCTCAGTAATGACAAATTTGTGGTGAAATTGATCCGCACGTGGGAAAATTCGGTTTCGCTCAACGATTTGGAGATGGCCAATCAGATTGCCGATCATTTCAAGAAATATCCAGTTGAGACAATTGCCTATTCCAAAAGGACGGCCACATCCGTAGCTGGCCGATTGGTACCGGCTGGAATTCCAATCATGGATTTTGATGGACACAATTATGCAACGGCTTGTGATCAGCTTTTATCGGCGATCACATCAAATCGATTACGGCATAACGGCAATGAGGAATTAACCAAACAAATGCTTTCAGCTGTTCGATTGCCTCATGGCGATGGCGGATGGGTAATAGGACGCAGGGCGTCACAAACCACTGTGTGCGCGAGCGTGGCCACGGCATTAGCCACATTTTACGCGACACGCCCAGAGACGGAGATTGACATACTCGTTGGATAATGCTTTGAGCCTGAGAAAATTCTCGCATGGGATTCAGAGACTTATTTGTCAAAACATCATCCGTCACAGAGCTGACATACGATGTCTCTGCATCTCTTGCCCCTGTAACAACGCTGGATTCACTATCGCCATTCTTTAGAGGTAATCGCACAGCTACAAGGCAAGAGGCTATGTCAGTACCGGCAATTGCTCGTGGCAGAAACATTATTTGCTCATCAATTGCATCAATTGGCATTGAAGTGCGAGATCGCGTCACAGGAATGATTGTTGATTCGCCGCGTGTTATTCACACACCTGATCCACGCATTCCCGGCGTTGCCACTTACGTTTGGACGCTTGAAGATTTGTTGTTTCATGGTTATGCGTATTGGCAAATCACCGAAGTATTTGCAGACACATTAAGAGTTAGAAGTGTGCAAAGAATTTCGCCGGAGCGCGTCACAATAAATACAAATTCAGATTCAACAGAGATTGAGTCTTATTCAATTGATGGCCATACGCCATTGCCGCTTTCAGGCGTTGGAAGTTTGGTTGTGTTTTACGGAAATGATGAAGGGTTGCTCAACCGAGCTGGAATGACGATTAGAACCGGCGCGGAATTAGAACGTGCGGCAGCTTTGTATGCGCGTGAGCCTGTTCCACAAATGGTTTTGAAATCTAACGGAACAGCATTGCCAGCTGATCGCATTGCAAAACTTTTAGAGTCTTGGGGTGCAAGCCGCCGCAATCGCACAACCGCATTTCTCAATGCAGATATTTCGCTTGAGACTTTAGGTTTTGATCCCGAAAAATTGCAGCTTGCAGCGGCAAGAAGTTACATCGCCACCGAATTAGCCAGGGCCTTAGGCATTCCGGCCTATTTCATTGATGCTGAAACTGGATCGACAATGACGTATTCCAACGCCAGCACAACACGACAAACCCTTTTGGATTTCTCTTTGATTCCGCTGATGAACAGCGTTACCAAAAGATTATCAATGCCAGATTTCTTGCCATCATCACAGCGTGCAGATTATGCGTTGGACGATTACTTACGCGGCTCAGCTTTGGAACGTGCCCAGATATATGAAATTCTCAATCGCGTGGGAGCGTTGAGTGCAGAGGAAATCCGAGTAGCAGAGGAAATGATCCGATGAAGGTATTAACACCATTCACAATTACAGCGGCCGATTCAGATGAACGCACTATCACTGGCCAGATTGTGCAATTCGATACACCGGCAAACGCATCAACCGGAAAAGTTTTGTTTAAGTCTGGATCATTGATTCCAGCATCGGTCAAACTCAACCTTGAACATGATTCCAAAAGACCGATTGGGAAAACTTTAAGCATGGAACTGTCACCAGATGGCAAGTCAATAAATGCCACATTCAAAATTTCAAAAACAACAGCCGGATCAGATGCCATTCAAGAAGCAATGGATGGACTGAGAGACGGCTTTAGTGTGGAAGCGAATGTCTCAGATCATGGATTTAATGAGGACGGCACGATGGTCGTAAATTCGGCAACCCTTGTAGGCGTTGCACTTACACATAACCCAGCATTCGATGAAGCTCGCGTCAGTCATGTCGCAGCGACAACCGAACCAACACCAGATGAAACACCAACCGAAGGAGACGCAGTGGAAACCACTACCGAAAAAACAGAAGCACCGGCCGTTGAATCGGTAGAGGCTTCACAGAACATCGTGCATGCTAACAAGCCAGCACCTTATTTCACATCACCACGATCACCAATTGTCAATCTTGGCACATGGATGGAACACTCAATCAAAGCTAAGTTGAACCCAATGTCCGAGTCTGCAATTTACGTTGCGGCTGCAAATGATGATCTTGGCACAACAAACCCAGCTTTTAATCCAACACGTCAGCTCAATGAAGTTATCAATGCACTCAGTAACGGAACAAGAGGCGCAATTGATGCGATCAGTCGTGGGAGCTTGCCGGACGCTGGGCTTCAGTTTGAAATCCCAAAGATTTCTCAAATTGCAGAAGTTGATCCAGTTGCAGAAGGCGGCGCAGTAACAAACACAGGAATTGAGTCATCTTATATTTCTGTACCAGTTACACGCTTTGCAGGCCGTAACATTCTGACCACAGAGATCATTGACCGCAGCTCACCTGATTTCTTTAACGAGCTTGTTCGCATCATGGGATCATCAATGGCATTTGCTCAAAACAAATACGTTGCAAATCAGTTACGAACAGATGCAGTCAGAGTTGCAACACCAGCAGCTAACACAGCAGCAGGATTGATTGCTTACACAAGCCAAGCAAATGTAGCCGTGTATTCAGGCACACAACGCTTTGCACGTAACATCTTGGTCAGTCCAGCGCAATGGCAAAATATCATGGGCTATAACGACAATGGCACACCGCTATTTCAGGCGTATTTCCCATCAAATCAAGCTGGTCAAGTCAATGGACAATCACAGCGCGGCTTAGTGCTTGGCTTGAATTTCTATGTGGACAATTCAGGCGAATTTACAGGAACAGGCGATGATTCAATGGTCGTCCTTGAGCCAGACGCATTTACATGGTACGAGAGTGGAAACTTCCGTCTTGATGTCAATAAGCCATCTGATGGAACGGTTGAAATCTCACTCAATTCTTATGGCGCATGTGCCACAAAGGTCGCAGCTGGTGGAGCGACATTTAACTTCACCTAATCAATAAGCATCGATCACGGTCGCTCCCGAACGTGGTCGAGTAGTAGAAGGGAACGGAAATGCCTCAAATTGTAACCGCCGCAGAATTGCGCCAGATACTTGGCGTTTCCGTTTCTCTTTACTCAAACGCATATCTTGAGCAGATGATTGAAAGTGCAGAATTAACCATTTTGCCTTTATTAACCGGATACCAATCAGCTGTCACAGAAGTCTTTGTAGAAAATGGAATTGCCTTTTACACAACCCAGCGCGTGAATTACTTTGTGCCGGGGCAAGACGTTGTAATCACAGGATGCGGAATTTATGACGGCACAGTTACAGTCACAGATGATCGCATTGCACCATTTGTTTTTACATCTGCAACGGGCGAAGCAGATAGCACATACACGATCCCAGTCATACCGGCTGGGTTGGCGTGTATTGATGGGGCAACCGCTGGTGATCTATATTCCGGCGTTGCTCCCATTAAGTCGGCAATTCTTGTCGTAGCAGTAGAAGTATTCCAAAGCGTTACAGCTCCGGGCAATCAGATTATGAGCGATCAATTCCAGCCGAGCCCATTCGTTTTAGGCCGCAGTCTCACAAGCCGTATTGTTGGCCTCTTAGGGCCGTTTCTTGAAGTCGAAACAATGTGTTTATGACAATTGAAGCTGACATCCGCACACCATTGCAGGCAACACTTTCAACCATTGCAGCCAATGTGTATAACGGCATTCCAGAAACAATGACAAGTCCATCAATTGTTTTGGTTGCAGATTCACCATATTTGGAAAGCACGTTGATCAATGGATCGACAACAAAAGTTAAAATCAATCTTTTGGTTACTGGGGTTGTTGGTTATTCCAACAACGCCGCAGCTTTAACAAATCTTGAGGATTTGATGATCTCAATCATTTCAACAATGCCAGCTGGATACGTTGTTGGAAATGTC